ACGTCTGCAAAAACCCTGGCACCGCGTAGCGGTGGGCTGCCGTAGGCAGCAGGGCTGCGAGCCTGCGAGCAGACCCCAGGGTTTTTAACCGACGTGTGACTGTCGTATGTATAGGCTTGTTGTATATTTTTGTTACATATACAGGGGGATATGTATGGTTTTTGTAACGTTTTGGTAACTTTTATAACAATTTGGTTAATTGTTGTCCGCTTTTGTATTTTGGACGGATTAGTATATAGTGAGGGGTCTTTTAGACCCCGAACATGGTTTACTTATACGAGCCCCCTAAAGGGGCTCGTCTAGATGGTTTTTTTGTTGTTACATTGGTGTATATTTAGTTGTTACATTGTTAGTGTTTATTGTAATGTGGGGGCGTCTGTTTTATGGCTAAGTTTCAGTCTGGTGCCCAGCATCCTTTAATTAAGGACACTGCTGAGGCTAAGGATAAGGTGTTGTCTCATGTTAGGGATGGCATTAGTGTTAAGCAAGCAATGTCTCTTGTTGGGCGTCAAGAGGGTACGTTGCGTCAATGGTTGTCTAGGGATGCTAAGTTTGCCTCTGCTTTAGAGGATGCTAAGCAAGAGGGTGCCACTAGGGATTTGAGTGGCGATAAGTTTTCTTTTGATTTTTCTGATTTTTCTAAAATTTTTTTAAACAGTCAGGTGTTTCCTCATCAGCAGAATTGGGTTGATGTTTTGGAGGGGCGTCCGCCTTCTTGGTTGCATCCGTCTATGACGTATGAGCCTTCTGATGATAAGACTCGTTTGTTGATTAATGTGCCTCCTGAGCATGCTAAGTCGACTACGATTACTGTTAATTATTCGACTTATAAGATTTGTATGGACCCTGACAATACTCGGATTATTGTTATTTCTAAGACGCTTACTAAGGCGCAGGAGTTTGTTTATTCTATTAAGCAGCGTTTGACGCATCCTATGTGGGCTAAGATGCAGGCTACTTATGCTCCTCCTGGTGGGTGGCGTGAGGATGCTGATTCTTGGAAAGCCAATGCGATTACTCTTTCTCGTAATTCTACTGAGAAGGACCCCACTGTTCAGGCTTTGGGCATTGGTGGTCAAGTGTATGGTGCCCGCGCTAATTTGATTATTCTTGATGATTGTGTGACTGGTGCTAATGCCCATGAGTGGGAGAAGCAACTTGAGTGGATTCAGAAGGAAGTTATTACTCGTCTAGATGATGAGGGTGTGCTTCTGGTGTTGGGTACACGTTTTGCTGCTAATGACCTTTATCGTGAGATTCGTAATCCTAAGCATTGGTCTAATGGTAGGTCTCCGTTTACTTATTTTGCTATGCCAGCAGTTTTGGAGTTTGCTGAGGATACTAAAGATTGGGTTACTCTTTGGAGTAAGACTGACCAAAAGTCTGGTTCTAAAGAACCTGATGAGAATGGTTTTTATACTAAGTGGGACGGTCCAGCCCTGTATCGTCGTCGCGGTGAGGTGACTCCTAGTACTTGGGCTTTGGTTTATCAACAGCAAGATATTCAGGAAGATTCTATTTTCCGTCCTGTCCTTGTTCAGGGTTCTATTGATGGTAGACGCAAGGTTGGTACTTTAAAGTTTGGTGCCCCAGGGCATCCGTATGAGCGTGGTAACTATTACACCGTTATTGGTGTTGACCCTGCTATGACTGGTAACACTGCTGCTGTGTGTGTTGCTTTTGATAGAACAACTCATGAGCGTTGGGTTCTTGATGTGTGTAATATGGTTGACCCTAATCCTCAAAAAATTCGAAGTCTGTTTGAGGACTGGACTGTTAAGTATCAGCCTAATGAGTTGCGTATAGAAATTAACGCACATCAAAAATCTTATGCTTTAGATACTGAACTTAACCAATGGCTTGGTTCTCGTGGTATTCAGTTAAGACCTCATTTCACTGGTAAGAATAAGTGGGATGAATCTTTTGGTGTTGCATCTATGGCACCTTTGTTTGGTACTGAACGTGATGGTAAGTTTCAGAAAGATAATCTTCTTAAACTTCCAAGTACTGAAGGCAATGAGCATGTTAAGGCTCTTGTTGAGCAGTTGATTACTTGGGACCCTAATGCTAAAAGAACTCAAAAGACTGATTGTGTTATGGCTTTGTGGTTTGCTGAGATTCGTTTTAAAGAATTAATTCAACAATCAGGTTATGCGCAGAATCATTCGTATAATCGTTATGCAACTAAGAAAAACATTTCTCAACGTGGTGTTGTGAATTTAGATGAACTGGCTGCAGCGCAGCACAGTGAACAATATTTATAGGAGTTTGAATGGCACTTAATGTGCAACAGATATCAGATAAAGTTGAGGCATTAAAACGACGCAGTTCAGACCGCGACGTTCGTATGGCTAACGTTTTATCTGTTCGTCGTGGAGAAATATCTAACGTTTATCCTGACTTTTTCCCTGAAGGCATGTCTCAACCAATGATTGCTAACTTCATTGATGTTGCTGCTAGAGATTTAGCAGAAGTACTTGCTCCTCTTCCTAGTTTTAACTGCGCCACAGTTAACATAAATTCTGACCGTGCTAAAGCACAGGCAGATAAACGCAGCATGATTACGAACTTCTATGTTCAATCTTCACGTCTGCAGACACAGATGTATACAGGGGCTGATTGGTTTCTTACATATGGCTTTTTGCCAATCGTTGTAGAATTAGATGTTAAAGATAATCAGCCCCGCATCCGTGTCGATAACCCTCTGGGTGCTTATCCAGAGTTTGACCGTTTTAATCGTTTAACCTCTTATGCTCGCAGATATGTTAAAACTGTTGCTGAGTTAGTTGCAGAGTTCCCTGAGTACGAATCACAAATCATTGGACCTATGGGTCGTGATATGACTGATATGTATTCATTACTTGAAATGATTCGTTATGAAGATGACGACCAAATTCTTTTATATCTTCCTGAAAGAACAAATCTTGTTTTAAAACACACACCTAATCCTTTGGGTGAAATTATGGTGCGTGTTGCTAGACGTGCAAGTATCGATGAAGAACCACGTGGACAATTTGATGATGTTGTTTGGGTACAACTAGCACGTGCACGTTTCTCCCTTCTTGCTTTAGAAGCAGCAGAGAAATCTGTTCAGGCTCCGTTGGCATTGCCTAACGATGTTCAAGAATTAGCGTTTGGTCCCGACGCCGTTTTGAGAAGTCAAAACCCTCAATTAATTAGAAGAGTCGGTTTAGAATTACCAAACGCAGCATTTACTGAACAAGCAGTGTTGCAACAGGAAATGCGTTTGGGCGCACGTTATCCAGAAGGTAGAACTGGCAACATTGATGCCAGTATCATTACTGGTCAAGGCGTCCAAGCGTTACTTGGTGCTTTTGATTCCCAAATCAAAGCAAGCCAACAAATCTTTGCACAAACATTTGAAGATGTGTTAAGTCTATGTTTACGTGTAGATGAAAAGATTTTCCCATTTGAAAAAAGTGTTCGCGGATACAATGATGGTTCACCTTATGAACTTAAATACAATCCAACTAAAGACATTAAAGGTGACTACACTGTAGAAGTTCGTTATGGACTGATGGCAGGTCTTGACCCAAGCCGTGCATTAATCTTCTCATTACAAGCATTAGGTGGGGACCTTGTTTCTAAAGAATTTGTAATGAGTGAATTACCATGGTCTGTTAACGTAAGTAAAGAACAAGAACGCATTGATATACAAAAGATGCGTGAAAATTTGAATCGCGCAGTTAACGCTGCTGCTGGAGCAATCCCTGAAATGATTGCAACAGGACAAGATGTTTCTGTTTTGTTAGGTAAGTTTGCTGATATTATTGATAAGCGCCGCAATGGTGTTTCTATTGAAGATTCTGTTAAACAAGCATTTGAACCTCAACAACCTACTCCAGCAGAGGCTACCCTTCCTCCACAGCAGGCTGCAGCGCAACCGTCCCCTTCAGGCGCTCCCTCTGGTAACCCTGCTGGAGCCCTTCCTCCAGATTTAGCATCAATTATGGGACAGATAGCAGGATAAAATGACAAAGCGCACACATTCTGATTATGTAAAGATGTTTCAGGATTCGTTAAATGGCTTTGTTCAAGACTTACACCCATTGGGTGGTATGGCAACAGCCGTCATAACAGTTGTTGAAATGATTGATTCTGAAGGAAAATATTTTTTACACGTACTAGATGACGGTAAGTCTCCAAATTGGAAACTTAAAGGAATGCTAGACGCAGCACACATTCAACTAGATGATAAAGAATTTGACGAGGACGAAGATTAATGGCAATTAGAGAACAAGTATCAGGTCCTGGTAGTACTTCAAAGAGAACTGATTTAAATGTTTCTAGACAACCAGTAAGATACATGGCTAATGGTTCTTATGGTGAAGGTCAAGAACTTTTAAGTCTTCAACAAGGTGCAGATATGGCTGGTCAAACCCCAAGTATGGGTGTTGCTACTAGACCTGCTGCTGCTGCTTTTGCTGCAACATCTCCAATTACTCAACTTACTGCACCAACAGAACGACCTAATGAACCTCAAACTGCTGGTATGCCTTTTGGTCCTGGAACAAATTTTATAAATCTTCCACCAAGTACTCAAAGAACCCCTGCAACAGTTGCAAGTGAAATGTTAAGTAATCCACAAGTGCAAGATATTGCAGGTGTTGCTGAAATTTTTATGGCAATGGAAGGTAACGGCAAAGGTTTCGGGTATTAATGTCTCGAATACCAGGATGGAATCCACCAGAACCTTTTAACCCTAGTGGTAATCAATACTTACCAGAATTAGCGGTGGCGTCTTATCGCGCCAATTTACCAGAAAAAGATTTACAACAAATTAATACTTGGAGTAAACTCTATGACAAACATAGAGAATTACTTAAAATGGATAATAAAGATGCTAATGAAGAATTTCTTCAACTTGATGAAGGTATTCAAGAAGCATTAAAAAATGTTTTTGATAATCCAGATTATTTAAATAAACCAAATAACTGGACAATATTGGGAACTTTAGGTTCCCTTGCTAAGACAGCAGTTCAATCACCTTTCAGTGGTGCAATGAAACTATTGCAAGGTTACAGTCAAGCATTAACTGGAACTGTTGGTGGAACACTTGCTTATGCTAAGCAAACAGGTCAATACACACCAAGTATGCTTAACTTCTGGTCTAGTGACTGGGATGGCAAACGTATATGGAACGTAGAGTATACAAAAAAATTAGAAGCAACATATGGTCCAGGTATGTCTGCTTTGGCAAAAGGTTTAGTAACAGGATGGACACCTGGTAGAGTAATTGAAGAAGCAGGTGGGGTAACACCTGAACTTGAACGTGCTTTATCTTTCATGCAAGAAAACCCACAAGATTTTGCTGACATTCTTGGTGATTATCGCAGAGCACAAGTAAGCCCTGGTAGAGAAGTTGCTAGACGTCAAATGCGTTTATCTCCAGATGCACCGCTTGCTGAAGAAAAAATCTTTGACAGAATTTCTGGAACATATGATGCAACGTTTCAAATACTTGCAGACCCTTTAACTTGGGCAACTGCTGGTACTTGGGCTGCAGGTAAAGCATTAGTTAAAAGTATTCCAGCAGGGCAACGTGTTGGTGCTCTTGCTAAAATGACTTTAAAAGAAAACTTACAACCTAAAGCACCTATTATTAATAAAGGTGCTGTTTATGGAACTTTATTTAAAAAAGGTATTGCACCTGAATTAGCGGTTCCTAAAGTATTTGAATTTGATGAAGTTAAAAAAGTATGGGACGGCATACCTGATGTAACTCCTGGTCTTGGACCGTTGTTGAAACAGTTCAGAGAAGGAACCCCAGAAGTTAGAACAAGAGTTATGACTTCTATTGCCCAAAATTATCCTGCATATAACAATGATGGCATTGTTCGTAAACTTGCTTTTGGTGGCATTGAAGATTCTAAATCTGCTGCACAGTATTTTACTAACGCACAACATGCTTTAGATTTGTTTAGTGGTAAATCTAACAGCATGGTTTTCTATAGAACCAATAATGTTGTTACTGCAACTAAGTCCTCTTTGTGGGCTAACTCAATTCGTAAATCAATTGGTGACATATTCAGTAGCAGACTTAAAGGTACAACAGATGTTAATCTTTTTGAAGCAATTCAAAAAACAGATAACGTTGTTGATACCGCATATCTTGAAGGTAAATACATTGAAGTTGGTGGGGACCTTTCTAAAGCAATAGAACGTATTTCTGATTTAAGAAAATCTGACCCATTGTTTATATTTGCTGCAGAAAAAATGAAAACGTTTTCTTCAAAAGTAAATAAACTTGCATCTCGTGCACCACTTGGTAGACCAATCTTTACAGATGACAAGATGGTTGGGGAAACATTAAATACTTTCAGAGATACAGCACGTTTAGTTTTACCTAAAGAAGAAGCAGGGGTATTAACTCAAAGGTTTGCTGACTTAAAAGAATATGACAGAATAGTTCTTCTTCGAGGTTTGTACACAGACATTTTATACAGCAGTGGTTTAGGTGCAAGCCCTGGTGGTTCTACTATTATTGAAACAATACTTAAAGATAAATTTGGTGGCTTAGGTACTTTTGCTACAGGTAATGTTCTTGATATTCCTAAGAATTTACAGGTAAGTGATTTAGCAAGAGTAGGTTCTGAACTAGGTGCTGAGTTTGATAAAGTAAAAGTTCAATCACCTTTACATAATTTTCAATTCACACCAGCAATTGGTCAACTAGATTGGCTTGAAATTGCTAAACTTAAATCAGATAACGCTAGAGTTTTCAACGGATTACGTCGTTTAGGTGTAATCATTAACGGTCAAGCAGTTTCTCAGTACACTAATGCTTGGACTTTGTTAACCCTTGCCCCTAAACTTGGTATTCGTGCAACAATAGACGAACTATTCTTATTTACTTTGTACGCACCTAAAGAAGTTATGTACAATTACTTACGTGGTGTAGGAAGAACAGCCGTTAAAGTTCTCGCTGCTGCTAAAGGTAAGCCAGAAGGCTTGTCCCTTACAGGTGAAAACGTATTTAAAATACAAAACATGATTAGTAATGAAGAACGCATCGCTCTTCAAAAGCAAATTGAAGAAGAATTTCCTCAAGACTTTAATCAACAGAAAAAAGTATTAGCAAATAGATTGTTTGCTCTTGCTTTAGATAAATTAAAGGTAGACCAAGGTTTAGGTAAGTACATTCCTGGTTCCAAGAGTTTAAATGATTCAGATATTGAGTCCCTTAAAGAACTTTTCTTACATAACCCTCTAGGTTTTGATGCACTTGCTTCCTCTCAGGCAAGAACTGCTGGTTTAAGTGGCGGATTCCTTCGCCCAACAGAAGACTTAATGGCTAATGAAGTCATGGAAACTGCCATGAAGGAACTTGGTGTTAAGAATCCAGGTAAATGGGTTAATCTTCCTAGTAGTGCGGCTAGAGCAGAAAGAGTTTTGGGACAATACTCTAACGTTTCCGCAAGATTCAGTAGTGATTACCAAAAATTTGGTATTAAAACTGATACCCCTCAACAGATATTTGTTAGAAATAACGGTTTAGAAACTCAACAAGACTTCACTAATGCTGTTACTGATGTTCTAAAACTGTTTGGTGTTAAGTTACCTGCAGGAAAAACATACTTAGACCTAGTTAAAGATGTTAAATCAGGTTTATTAATTGACCCAATGAAAGAATTAGCAGAAGGTCCTGGACGTACCTTGCTAAATTCCCTATCAGAGTACGCTACTTTAAAAGGTACTGCTTCTGATATAGAGATTATAACACGTTGGGTTGAACAACATCTACTAGATTTACGTAAATCGTTTCATGGTTCAGCAGATTTAAGTGTATTTAATAGTAAGTTGTTTAATAGAGTTAAACAAGGAACTGTTAAGAAAGTATCTAAAGGTGAAGTAGATAAAGTAATCACACCATTTAGATGGAATCAACTTTCTATACAAGAATTTGATGAACTTGTTAAAGATAACCTAATTGCTGGTGATTTGCTAGTACCATTTCAAGCAGGACCAACTAACTTAAAAGAATACTTTGCTGAATATGGCACTAGAATATTTGAAGCAATGGACCAACAGGTAACATCATATTTCCGTACACCTGCCTTTATGTCTTTCTATCTTGAAAGAATGGATAACTTTCGTAAAGGTGGATATAGACAACAGTATGTAAGAGACCTTGTTAATAAATTTAGTGCTGAAAAAGTTGCAAGAATTGGCAGACCTCTTTCTGATGCTGAGCAAGTTAAATTAGTTCAAAGAGCACAAGATATGGCAGCCAGGGCAATGGTTGAATATTCTGTACAAGATTCACTAAATTCGATTATGAAGTTTGCTGATAACCCTGATGTTAGAACAGCACTTGCTTTTAATATGCGTAACGGTTCACGTTTTTACCGTGCAACAGAAGATTTTATTAGAAGACTTTACAGATTAAAAGACCATTCATTAAAAACAATTATGAGAATGCGTCTTAGCGCATTAGGTTTAAGTGCTTCAGGGTTTATTCATGAGGATGCACAGGGTCAAGGATACCTTGTTATGCCTATGGATGACCTAATATTTCAAGTAGTTGATAAGCCTTTAAGAGTGTTAACTGGTGGAAAACCAGGGTACAGTCAGCCATTAGTTGGTGACTTTACTTTCAAATTACAACAATTAAACCCATCATTTGGTCCAGATGCAACAACACCAACTTTATCTGGTCCATTAGCAAGTTTAAATATCTATTTAGTTAAATCACTTCTTGGTCGTTTAGGACCAGATGGTAGATATGCTGCAGATAAAATTGATAACATTTTACTTGGCGATATTGGTGATAACTTAGATTTGAAGAAAGCAATACTTCCATTATCTTTAAATAGATTGTGGAGTATTATGGGTGCTGGTGAGAAAGATAAACAAGAAGCATCTGCTGTTCATCAAGTAATTGCATACAATGCAGCACATGGTAAAGGTTTACCTGTTGATGCTACACCTGAAGAACAATATGAGTATATTAAAAATACTCGCATATCAGGACATAACTTAGTTGTTATGCGTAACTTACTTGGATTACTCCCAATACCTGTTTCTCCTACATTAAAAGAAACTAAAGATATACCTAAGTTTCTAAAAGAAGTAGGTGTTGTAAGTGTTAGACAAGAGTTCTTTGACATATTTGAAGGCGTATTATCTAACCCTAACCCTAGAATAGATGACCCATATGAGGAAGCATTAGCCATATATATTGGCAAGAATCCTAATAAACTTATCTATACTGTTTCTCGTGCAGAGAAAACAACAGATATTGCTTTTAAGAAAACCGAAGAAGTTAAAAACTGGTACATTAAAAACAAAGGTTTGATTGAGAAGTACGGTGAAGCAGCCTGGTTAGCAGCACCTAGTGTTGGTGAATTTACTGCTTCTACTTATGCTTGGTTTGAGGCTGCAGAACTAATTGATAATAGAGATTTAGAAACCTATCTACGTGAAGTTCAAATAGCCGTTGATAGACAAAACTATTTTGATTTAGAAGAACGTGCAGCCGAAGAGATTAGCAGAACTGCTGATACTACTGCTATTAAACAAATCGGTGCTCAAATGAATATAGCACAAGAGATGATTCTTAATTCTAATCCTTTATTAAGACAACGTTTTGCTACTGGTGATTTTGGTGTTGAGAAAGAAAAACAATACCTTACTAATTTAACTTATCTTTTAGCAGATGAGTCTGTTAAAATGGAACCTAAGACTAGAGATAAATTAAATAAAGCGTTAAAGATTATGAGCGAGACTGCTTATAAGATTAATAGTGATAATGGTATGAGTACTTCATTTAGAAGAATGGTTAGGGATGAAGCCCTTGCTGATTTATCTGTATTAAGTAATCTTGATTATACTGTTCGTCAGGCTAATAAAGCAATATTAACTCCAATATTAAAAGACCTAAGTAGGGATACACAAATTAAATGATAGTTAATAGTACATACGATGAAACTACTGGTACATTTACTTTTGAATATGTAGGACCTCAACCTTCAACTGTTGGTAAAAATAATCAACCTACTCTTGGGGTTAGTGGTCAAAAACCTTTAGGTTCTGCTACTAATAATATGAATTTACCTCAACGTTTTACTATTACTTTAAGTGCAGCAGAAGTTCAAAAGATTCCTGGTGCAAAGATTGACCAAGTAAGTAATATTGCTTATATTGATTCAAGTCAATTAATTAAACTTAATAGAGCACAAGAAATTGAAACACCTAAAGAACAACCTAAGTCATCTATTGTTGATGCTGCAAAGTGGGACCCTAATGGTACTGCTTTTCAAGCAGAGGAACCAGTAGAAGAACCTGCATATAAAACAGGAATGGTTGTTGATAAAGCAATTCTTCTTGGTAAGAAAGGTATTGCACAAGACCCTGTTACTAGGGCTATAACATTTATTCTTCCAGCAAATGAACAAGCAGAAACTTTAGCAGCAAAAGGTGGAACACTTAACCCAAGTTTTGCGGTTATTGTTCCTAAGAAATCTTATCTTGGTTCAGGGATGGTAACTACTGCTGTTGCTTATGATGCTGTTACTGCTCAAGAGAATTTGATTTCTGATTTAATTAAAGAAAACAGAGTTGATGAATTTAAGAACTTATTATTAGATAAAGGTTTTTACGAGTTTGCTGGTTTATCTTTACCGCAGGTTAGAAGTAGTTTGGCTCAAAAAGGTGTAGCGGATTCATTTATGAGTTCTGCACTTAATGGTTTTCTTTATCTTTATAGTCAACAAAATTATCAAAACATTATAGAAGATACTGAAGCATTTAGTTATGATGATTTTGTTAAAAACTATAAACCTGATTTTATTGAAGAGTCAGCCTATATTCCTTCTAGAAGAGATGCTGATGCATCAGTTGATGCAGCCTATATTGAGTACGTTGGACGACGTGCTACCGATAAAGAAAAGCAAGCATTCTTTGCTGCTCTTGAACGTGAAGCGTTAAGTGACCCAGTTCGTTCTGTTCCTGGTATGGGTGCAGGACCTGATACTAGACTTGGTGGTTTTACTGAAGCAGACCTTAGTGACTTTGCAAGTGAATTTGCTTTAGATACACCTGGTGCTGAAAAGTACGGTGAAGGTTTTGGTGGCTATAAAACGTTTAATAATGTTTTAAGTTCTTTGGTAAGTGATTTAGAAAACGAAACACAATTTATTAATAAACCAATTTTAGGTGAAAACACTAATGCAATATAGTGAAAACCAAATCGTACAACTTTTAAGACAAGCAGGTTTTCCTGAATCTGCTATTCCGACAATGGTTAAAATTGCTCAATTAGAATCTAATAATGACACTAATGCTTTTAATCCTGATTCATCAACAGGAGATTTATCTTACGGTTTATTCCAAATTAATATGCTTGGAAAAATGGGACCTGAGCGTAGGAAATGGTTTGGTATTAAATCCAACGAAGAATTGTATGACCCAGTAACTAATGCTAAAGCAGCATATAAGTTGTGGAGTTCTAAAGAAAAGCAAGGCAAGGGAAAAGGCTTTACACATTGGAGTACTTATAATGAACAACTTGCAGGGAATCCTAATTTGAGAACACAGAACATACCAGGCATGGAAGCCAGTGCTACTACTTCTGCTGCTGGTTTTGAAAACGAAGGTGAATCATTTGCTTTAACAGCAGCAATGATTGATAGGGCTTTTCTTACTGATAAAGAAGTTGGTCAAATCTTTCAAGACTTTAAAGGTCAACAAGGTCCAGAAGTTGAGAAAGCGTTAAAGGCTGCTTTACAGCAAACAAAGTTTTGGCAAAAGTTTTCTTCAGATGTTAAACAAGAAATCTATTCAAGTCTTTTATTGGACCCTGCTAGTTATCAAGAGAAGTTTAAATTAAGACTTGATGAAATTAAAAACAAGTTTTTAACTATTGGTGCACCTGTTCCTTCAACTTTAGAATTACAAGACCTTGCTAAGAAAACTCTTTTGTTTGGTTTAAAGGGTACTCAGTTAGATGAGATAGTTTTTAATTCTGTTAAGTTTGATAATAATTTTATTGCTGGTCAGGCTGGAAAATATGCTAATGATATTTATAAAGCAATAGATGATTTTGGTGGCAATATTGATAAGACTTCTTCAGAGTTTAAGAATTATGTTTTTGATGCTATCAGAACTGGTGGGGCTAGTGTTAGCCAAGTAAAAAAACAGTATGCTGATTTGGCTGCTCAAATGTATCCACAGTTTGCTGATAGGTTTAAATCTGGTGCAACTTTAAGGGAAGTTGCTTCTCCTTATTTTCAATTAGCAACTCAATATTTAGAGGAACCTATTACTGATTTAAAAAGTCCTATTATTCAAACAGGTTTGGTTAATGGTATGAATGCTTTAGATTATGTTAAAGAAGTTAAAAAGAACCCTAAGTGGCAATATACTTATAATGCTGCTGAATCAATTCTTGGTTCATTGAAAAGTGTTTTGACTGATTTTGGTTTTGGGTTCGGTGGTAAATAATGGCTGAAAGTCGTAAACAATATTTAGAAAGACGTGTTCAAGAGGCAGCAAGTCTTGGTAGAACCGTTGATATTAAAATTCCTAATAATCCTACTAAAGCACAATTAACTGCACTTGATGATAAGATTAATAAAGTTTTATATCCTACTGGTAAATATGGTGATACTTCACCAGTTCCTTCTGCACCACCACCAGACCCTGGTGCTGCTCTTGCCGCAGAACAAAGACGACAATTTGAATTAACACAATCATTACAGAAACAACAACAACGTCAAAGTGCTTTTGATTTGGCTAAGTCTTTTGCTGTGCAATACGGTTTAGGTGAAAGCATTGCTGATAGAATTGTTGACCTTACCGTTAATCAAGGTTACACAGAAACTGCTTTAACTTTAGCATTACAACAATCACCAGAATATAAAGAACGTTTCTCTGGTTTAGAAAAGTATAAACAAAACTTTGCAACAGATATTGCTGCTGGTAGAAAAGCCCAACCTTTAACTCCTTCTCAATACATTAAAGCCGAGCAAGAATATCAAGAAATTTTATCAAGATATGGTCTTGGTGAGTTGGCTAGTCAGGGAACTTTTGCTGAATTAATTGGTGGGGATGTTTCTGCTATTGAACTTAAAGACCGTGTTGAAAATGTGTATGACAAAATTAGAAATGCTGACAGTGTTCTTAAAGAACAATTGGCAACTTATTTCCCAACGTTAACTGAAGCAGATTTTGCTAAATCATTGTTAACTGGTAAGAACCCAGAAGATATGGCTTCATCTTTGAAGCGTCGTGTATCTCAGGCTGAGATTAGTTCTGAGGCTGCTCGTGCAGGTTTGGGTGGATTAACTGTTGGTCGTGCTGCTGAGTTAGAACAAATGGGTTTGACTAAAACTCTTGCACGTGCAGGTTATTCAAGAATTGCTGAACAACAATCAGTGTTAAATAAACTTGGTGGTATTTATAATCAAGATGTTACTGGAATACAAACAGAGTTAGAAGCAGAACAGTTCCAAGGTTTGGCTTCACAGAGACGAAAGAAACTTGAGCAAACAGAACAAGCAACGTTTGCTGGTAGAAGTGGAACTTCTCAAGTATCTCTTTCACAAGGTACAAAAGGTACCTTCTAAGACCACACACAGACCGACCAGCCCTGTGGTGCGAAAAAGACTGGTAGTTAGAGCCATATATAACCCCCCGATTATTTATGAGGCTAGCGCAAACAACAATGATGGGAGATATTGCGATGAGCAATGTATATCAGGACTTCGACGACGAAGAGTTAGAGTCCAATGAAGATGGTGGCGATTTAGTTACACAACTAAGACGTGCTACCAAAAAGAAAGATAAGCAGTTAAAAGAATTAATGGAAGAATTAAATTCCATTAAAACTGCTCAAAGGACTAATTCTATCAAGTCAGTCCTAGCGGAAAAAAATCTTAATCCTAAGATTGCGAACTTTATTCCAGCAGATTTAGATTCCTCACCAGAGGCTATAGATAACTGGATTGCAGAGAATGCAGAAGTATTTGGATTGCAAGTACAAAAGCAGGAGGTTTCTCCTGATATTGCTACTTTGCGTCAGATAGATGCTATTGCAGCAAACTCTCAAGTTCCTGTTGGTGGGATGGATGATTTTCTACGCATCGACCAAGCAACAAGTGCCGAAGAAATCATTAACATGATTAATGGAGCACAATCGTAATAACTACTAACTAAGGAAAAAACCGAAATGCCTAACGCATATACCGCCCTCTCAGGTGGTTCTGCTGCAACTAACGGTGGTCTTGGTGGCGGTCAATATTCAAGTGCTGATAACGTAGGTACCTTTACACCATCTAATGGTGCAGGTCTCGTACAAAAAGCCTATGACCGTCTTGTTGAGTTCGCACTACGTTCTCAACCATTACTACGTTCAGTCGCAGATAAAAGACCAGCCAGACAATCAATGCCTGGTTCATCCATTGTATTCCAAATTTACAATGATATGACAAAAGCAACAACTGCTTTGTCAGAACAAGTTGACCCAGATGCAGTAGCAATTGGTGCACCAACTGCTGTAACCGTAACTCTTAACGAATACGGTAACGCAGTTCTAACCACTCGCAAACTACAATTGATGTCACTTGCTGATGTTGACCCAGCAATTGCAAACATTGTTGCATTCAACATGGCAGATTCTATCGACGAAATTGTTCAAACAGAACTTCGTGGTGGAACAAACGTAATCTACGCAAGCAATGCTTCAGGAACTCGTGCAACAGCAACAACAAACGTTACTGGCGCACACACCTTGAAAGCAGCAGACATTCGTCTTGCAGTTGCTAAATTACGTGCTAACAAATCAGTTGCTCGTAAAGGCAGCCTATACTGGTGTGCAATACATCCAGAAGTTTCACACGACCTTCGTGCAGAAACAGGCTCAGCCTCTTGGAGATTACCTCACGAATACCAAACAAATGAAAACATTTGGGCAGGCGAAATTGGTACATTCGAAGGTGCATACTTCATCGAATCACCACGCTTGTACAACGCCACCGATGGTGGTTCAAGTGCACGTGTGTTCCGTACATTACTTGCTGGTCAACAAGCACTTGCTGAAGCAGTTGCTGAAGAACCACATGTAGTGATTGGAAACGTTACTGACAAATTGATGCGTTTACGCCCAATTGGTTGGTACGGAGTATTAGGCTTCAAACGCTACCGCGAAGAAGCACTATACAGAATTGAATCTTCATCCAGCATTAACGCTGCATAGTTAGATTCAAGTCAAGATTAAAGCCCCTGGGAAACTGGGGGCTTTACTTATTAGGAGAGTAAATTGCCAAAGTTTTTTCCACCAACTGTAGAAGAGGGACCAGCAGGTTCAGGTTTATTCTATCGTTATTTACTTAATCGTGGTGTTAGTGTTTTAAAAACTTCAGGTGTTTACGCTACTAAAAGATATCCAACACAGGATGAAATTGCTGCAGCAACAGAATATTATGCAGGAGGACATGAACATGAAGTTACGGAAGGTCAGAAGTCTGCACTCATTGCTGCTGGCATCGGCGTTACTGATAGTAACTTTGAAGGATGATAGAGAACATTCTTGTAGCGGGTGCGACTGCAAGTGCGATTGCTTCTGTGTTTTTTGTGATTGCGCCAACAGTTCGAAAGACTCGTTCTATGATGGATTGGTTGGAAAAATTTCGCAGAGACTGGGAAGGCGAGCCTGGTGGTCCAGGTAGAGATGCTGTTCCTGGCGTTATGGAAAGACTTAACAGACTTGACGGTGAGTTAAGCAATAATGGTGGTTCATCTTTAAAGGATGCCATTGATAGAATTGAAAAACGTTTGGGGACAAGTAATGAGTTTACACAGAATTAGAAAACATCCAGAGTTTGTTGAAGGTTGTTTTGGTTGTAAGGCTTC